GGGTCGTTAAGACAGAACGAATCAATCAGGGCCAGACATACGACTTAACTGTCGGCGAAGTCCATGCTTTCAACACACGCCATAAGGACTCTAAAAAGAGTTCGGTGTCGCATAACTCAGCAACCATTTGCCTATTCTCGCTCGACGACGATGAAATGCTCAAAGCAAAGACAGGAAACTGGTTCATTGAGAACCCACAACGCGGCCGCTCTAATAACTCTGTTGTATTGATTAGGTCTAAAGCAAAGAAGGAGGACTTCATGCGTATTAAGGAATCGGTTATGCAATTCGGTGAGCCTGGCTTTGTCTTTTTGGAAGACGAAGAATGCGGCGTCAATCCTTGCTGCGAAATTGTTTTCAGACCTATTACAGACGATGGACGCCACGGATTCCAATTCTGTAACCTTTCTACTATTAACGGCAAGAAAGCAAACACGCCAGAGAAATTCTACCAAGCTTGTCGAGAGGCTGCAATCATTGCAACCCTTCAAGCAGGTTATACTGACTTTAATTATGTCTCGAGTGTAACAAAAGAACTCACAGACTTTGAAGCACTCCTTGGTGTTTCTATTACAGGCGTTATGGACAATCCTGACGTATTGTTAGATCCAGAGGTTCAACGTAAAGGAGCTGAGATTGTTAAACAGACAAACAAGGAAGTCGCTAAATTACTTGGAATCAATCCCGCGGCTCGGACTACGTGCGTCAAGCCTGAAGGATCCGCTTCCTGTATCCTTGGAACATCCTCGGGTATTCATCCCCACCACGCTAAGCGTTACCTTCGTAGAGTTCAAGCAAACAAATTGGAATTCCCAGTCAACTACTACCAGATGTTCAATCCCGATGCGGTTGAGGATTCAGTATGGTCAGTCAATAAGACTGATGCCGTTATCACATTCCTTTGTGAGGTCCCTAAAGGCGCAGTCGTTAAGAACCAGTTGTCTGCTGTTGAACTACTCGATAACGTCAAACTAACTCAGAAAAACTGGGTATCGACTGGAACCAACCGCTCTCTTGGATTCAATAAGGACCACAAATTGAGACACAATGTTTCAAATACTATTTCAGTCAGAGACAACGAATGGGATGAGGTCTTTGAATACCTATGGAAGAACAAGAAAAACTTCACGGGTGTATCCCTACTCGGTATGGATGGAGACAAAGATTATCCTCAAGCTCCATTCACAACAATTTACGATGAGAAGGAAATCGCCAAAGAATACGGAGCAGCCTCAATGTTTGCCTCTGGATTGATTACTGCTGCTCTAAGGGCATTTGATAATAACCTTTGGAAGGCCTGCTCAGTCGTTCTTGGTATTGAGGAAATCGAAGAACCAAAATGGAACCATGAAGAATCTGAACACGACGAAGAAACATACTTCACGCTTTGTGAGGAACACGAAGCGGCTATGGAAGCATACGAAAATCAGATTGATTGGATTCGTCGTGGACAACAGTTTGCTGATAGATACTTTGATGGCGATATTAAGAAGATGACTTATTGCCTCAAGGATGTTCACAACTGGAAGACTTGGTGTGACTTATCTCGAACCTATACCAATGTTGATTGGTCTCAGGCATACGAAGAATCTGCTACCCAAGTCGACGCTAACACTCTCGCTGCTGCATCCTGTGCTGGCGGCGCTTGCGAAATCATCTAATAAATACAACTAGTGAGATTCTCGCTTAACACAAACACACAAAATCATATGACATACCTATTCGAAGATACCGATAAAGTTTATGCCGCTGCTGTAAAGCACAACCTTGAACAACAACACAAAAGTTGGGAGGAATACATTAGTACTCCTGAAGGCATGGCTGAAGTTGAAGCAAAGCTTAAACTTGAAAAGAAAAAAGAAGCTGGACGCCGTAAGGTAGCCGCTAAAGTTATTAAAGTACTTGGTAAAATTATCAAAAATTACCAGAAGAAAGGCTTTGTTGTTTCTTACGATTCAACTGGTCAAGTCTCTCAGAGAATGTTTAGATCTGACAGACTTCGTCACATTGCTGAAAACGAAATCTTGCTTGAGCTTTACGAAAAGCTTGGACGTAAGTGGATCAGAAACGTAGAGCAGACTCTTGGATTCTACTCATGGGGCAAGCCTGGCTTCCCTTCTTCAACATACCGTACCGCTCAAGGTGTATCATTCACTGGATGGCTTAACTCTGGTCTTACCCGCAAAGGCGGTAAGTTTGACCGTGATAAGTGGACCGTAACAGTTGACAACGATGAAGTCGGCGCATGGTCAACTACCGTATACCCAAAATAATTACTTAACACAAACATTCTATGGATAAAATCACATCACTAAAAAATAAAATTGACGATCTCGAAGCAAAAATGTTGCTTCTTCGTCGTGAAGCGAGTTCAGGAAACGGATACGTTGATGTATCTGCTCTTGAGAAAATGGACCAAGTTGAAGCTCAGCTTGGCTCACTCGAGCAGCAACTTGCTGACGAAATGAACAAAGGCGCCTAAGCCAATAATAATCTAAGCCTGCTCGTTTCGGCGAGTGGGCTTTTTAATGTATAGATAACTACATAATGACAAATCGTCGATGCTTTATCGGAGGAGTCTTAGCGACTCTAGCCGCTTCAACAATTCCCACAGATGGCAAATCAGTGCTATCCATATTTGGGTCTGACACTAAACCCGTCAAAGGTATCCCTCAAGCTTGGGTGGATGCAAAAGGTCTGGATGTACTTCGTTACGCCAATTTTGTTCAAGACCTCAACTTAAAAAATATCACTCCTCGGATGGTGCTTGCGCCTCATTTCAAAACGCGAGGACACGTCCATAATGAAATCCCCGACAAGGCGCATTGGCCTAATATCAAAAAGACTTTGTTGGTTGCTGACAAACTGGTTAAGACAATGGACGCTCCTCTTGGAGAAATTCTATCGGCATACCGTTGTCCAAAATACAACAGAGCGGTCGGAGGAAAGTCTCATTCTTGGCACATGAAGAACTACGCATTGGACCTTCGGTATAAGGGAGTCTCAGCCCACCATGTGAATATGGTTGCTAGACGACTTCGTAGCCGTGGAGACTTCAAAGGAGGAGTTGGCAGATACCCGACATTCACACATATTGACACACGTGGAGAAAACGCAACTTGGTAAGCTATGGGAAAATTAAACACAGTACAAAACGGAAAGGGTTCCAAACCTAGGACGTCTCTAAGCGGAGTGTCTGATGAGCGGTGGAACAAAATCTTTGCTAAGCAAAAGGAGGAAAAGACCTCGGAGGAGACACGTCAAGAGGAGACCAAAAAGACAACGGTCGGATGGGCGGATATTTACCGAATTTAGGCTAAAAATACTTTAAAAAACTTATTTACATTTCGTCTGTTTTGTGATATAATCTATCTGAGACAACGAACTACCCACTAAAGATTATGACTGATACAAACAAACATTTACAAGACCTCGAAAGCGTACGAACATTCCTCGACGATGTTGAAATTCCATACGAGGATTACGAAGACGGACAACAAGCCATGGCCAAAGTCCAGGACGCAATCGACCACCTCCGCCAGCTGCAAGTCGAGCTCGACAGCACAAAGCACAATCTCGAAGTCGCACAACGCGAACTCCTTCAAGCTTAACCAATTCAAATAGACTCTAATATAATTAAGATTATGACTGATACAAACAAATCCAACTCGCCAGAACGCAAATCTAACGGAAATTACCGCTCTAACGGTGTTTCCTACGGGGAAAACGGAGTACGCACCCGTGGCCTCCAATCGTCTGACACCTCTTCTATCGGATTCTTCAAGTCCGAGAAGAAGCGTGACCAATACTTCAAGACTGAAGCCGAGCTCAAGCGCGAAGCTTCAACTTGGAAATGGCACAACGAATACTAGGTCGGTTTTGACCAATTCAGCACCATCTTCGGATGGTGCTTTTTTATAATTTTACACACAACACACAATAATATGACAGAACTACACGAAACATTGACAGAGCTTATGCTCAATAAACCCGAAGTATCATTCACCTACATCAAGGCTGATGGCTCGGAAAGGAAGGCACGAGGAACATGGAAACTCGAGCTCATGGAGGGATGGATGCCCGCCAAAAAGGATGAAGACCATGACAACACCGCAGACGCATTGACCAAAGGATACCTGTTTAAGTACTTTGACTTGGATGCAGGCGGATGGCGTTCATTTCATAAGGATGCACTTAAAACAATTTTACCCGATAAATAATAACACCTATGAAAAGCAAAATTATTCTACTCGCAGCATTAGCCGGACTCGCTCTTACGGCGTCTTGTGCCGGATTTAGACAATATTCACTTAACATTGGTAAAGACGGTGAGGTAAAAGTTGGGGCAACCCTCAACGACCAGGCCGTTGAAAACCAAAAATAAGTATTCATAACAACCAAGGAGGGCAGTCGAAAGGCTGTCCTCTTTTTTATTACGATGACACGTGAACAAAAGCTATACAAGGAATGTATAAAAGCACAGAATGAACATGAACGATGTTCTAAAGCACTGCGTAGGCGGAAAAAGAACAACGAACTGTATCATCCATTAGGAACCAAAAGACGCCAGATTCACGTTAAAAAAGAGGAGGAAGCTTGGCGTAACCTTTCAAGACTAATAGAGAGATACCTAAAAGCAGCCGACAACAAAAATAAAACATGAAATTTGAAAACCACGTAGTAGATGCTGGAAACGGAGTCAATCAGAACACTCTGACATTAAACGGGAAACCGCTATATCAATTGGCGGACACCAAAGAATTGTCTGTTCGTGAATTGGCGGAACGGTATGTTCCAGAACTTGATTCTAGTATTGAACAGGCTCAAGTAAACTTAGTAAAAGCCAAGGCTCAATTAGCTGCTCTAAAAGCACGCAAGGAAGACATTGGTCTATTGCTTAAAAAGAAAAAGAAAAAGAAATAATGATTAAGACTATAATATTATCACTGATTATCACAAACTCTACAATCCAAGCATCTTGGCTTAACTTTAGGAAACACAAAGCTAAGAAATGTTGTTACTCTGAAAAATACAGAGCACGGATTACATATTACACTGTTGGTGAAGACAAATGGGGTTCCCAAGTCGCTGATCCAAAAACACATCGAGCAAAGCAAGGGATTACTATCGCGCATCATCCAAAGTATAAATTTGGTACCGAAGTGTCTATTCCACATCTAAAAGGAATCATTGGAGACGGAAACTTTAAAGTTCAAGACCGCGGCTCTGCTATCACACGTAAAAAGGCATCCCATGGAAAGACATATGTTATTGACGTCTTTGTGAAAGATAAAAAGACAATGAGACGCTTGGCGAGAACCCAACCGCAATACATGGAGGTATACATAATAAAGAAATGATAGTTCACATTTACTTAGACGCATCCTGCAAGAACTGCGAAGACTATCTCGAGCGTGTTGCTTTTTGGTCAAGTATATACGAATTTGAGACTGTTAAAATATTCAACCTTGATGATGACCCGATTTGGATGTTAACCGAGATTAATAAGATCCGTGAACAAGGACACCAAGTCGAGTACTTTCCAGTGCTTGCAGTCATAGATAAAAACGGAAAGGTGTTGGAAACACTAACAGGCTTTTCAGACGACAACGAAATTAAACAACTACTATTAAAATATGGAATTTAAAGAAGAAGATTACGCATTTGACTTTGGTTTTACCGCAGTAACTGAACAGGAATTATCTGTTGTTAGTGACGCCAAATCAGAGGCAGAAGAGACCTCCGAGAAACTTCTGGCTCTTCGGAAAATGATTCAACCGCTTTTGGAGAATCTCAAAAAGAATCCAGAAAAGGACTACATTTATTGGCCAAATCGCACAGCAACAATCGACGCATTCATTGAAAAAATCAACAAAATAGAAACTATATAATGTCTGACAAAACCAATATCCATTTACTTGGAGTACCGCATACAGTAACAAACTCAGAATATCTGATGTGTGCTTATACACAAAAGATTGTTAAGTTTGCTAAAATGTTCGCAAACCATCCAGAATATAATTTAATCCATTATGGCCATGAGGACTCAGTCCTTGATTCTAGTGTTGAAATGGTTACTTGTACAACCAATCAAGATATGATTGATTCGTATGGTGACCATGATTGGCGAAGCACATTCTTTAAGTTTGACCCGTTAAATGACAAAATCTACCACCAGTTCTATATGAATGCAACTGACGGTATCTCTGAGCGCTTTAAAGGGAACGATATTATTCTTCCGTTCTGGGGTGCTGGCGTGAAAACTGTATGTGATGCAATCGAAAAGAGACACCCAGATGCAATTATCATCGAGCCAGGAATCGGGTATGGAGAAGGGTCTTGGTCGACCTTTAAGGTATTTGAATCATACGCAATCATGCACGCCACACAGGGTTCTAAGATGGTCTGTAGGTGCAATCCACGGTGGTATGAGGTGGTTATCCCAAACTATTTCGACGATGACGAGTTCACATACTCGGATGAAAAGGATGATTACTTTTTGTATATTGGACGCGTCTATAAAGGAAAGGGCGTTGACTTGGCCGCTGACGCGTGCATTAGAGCAGGCGTAAAGCTAAAAATCTATGGACAAAAAGACCCAGATTTCAAATTGCCAGAATCAGACTTAATTGAGTATTGCGGTTCGGCGGACTTGGAAACACGAAAGAATCTCATGGCTAGAGCCAAGGGTTCGCTTTTGCCGTCACAATATATCGAACCGTTTGGAGGAGTCATGGTTGAGAATTTCCTTTCTGGAACTCCTATGATTACAACTGACTGGGGTGCTTTCTCAGAGTACAACATCCACGGAAAAACTGGTTATCGGTGTAGGAACATGGGTGACTTTGTGGAAGCAATCGAACGAGTTAAGCGTGGTGAAATCTCATCACAAGACTGCCGTGACCAAGGAGAGAAATTCCTGTTGGAAAACATTCGTCCGCTTTATGAAAAATATTTCCGTGATGTTCTGAATGTATATCAAGGTGAGCGTACTGGATGGTATGAAACTGAAAACAGATTTATGGTTGTATGAAATACTTAGCAGACATGATAGGAAAAATTGCTGAAGCGTATACTGCTTCTGTGAAATGGAAACAAGCAACCTATATTGATAGAATCGAAGATGAAATTTATACTCTTAGCAATAATCCCCGTGGCGTTGACGAGCTGCGGCTTAAAGTCTTGGTCGAACGGAAGCGCCGGCGAAAGGAGGAACTTAAACGACTCAGCTCTCTATGACCCGCCTCATATTCATCTAATCGAGGGTAAAAAATATCAGTTCAAGGAAGGCACTTTAACTGGTCGTGGACAGGTATTCTACTCTGATTTCGTTTGGCGTGAAATCATCCTTGCCAAATAGTGAGGAAATACAAAATGTCTTGGTTCATATTCTGGTAAAAGTCCCGGAAACCCTTTGTTTATATGGGTTAGAGACGATTCAGTTTTCGTATTCTTAAAATAGACCAAAAAGGACTCTAGGTGTTGTACGTACAACGAACTTCAACATTTCTAACCCATTCTCCAACCCCTAAATCTTAAGAGATAGGGATTCATATTAGGACGGTTAGAATGGTACAAAAACTGCGGAGAATGCCCTTTAAATCGGTAAAGTACAATATAAACACTCTTATAAATAACATTGTACATAGACCCTTGCGGGAAACTTTAACACATAACTAATATGAACAGAACCGACATTGACACTACTCAGGCAATCATGGAATCTGGCGATGATGCCGTTTCTCTAATTGCATTCTATCACCCTCTTGTTGAATCAGCTAAAGCCGACGGAGACGATATTGTTGCCCACACAGTACAGGGCGTCAACATTCGTCTTAAAGGCGGTATGCAATATTCAGTCGAAGACAACATCCATCAGATCACTCGTTCTATCAACGAAGGAATCGACCCAGATGAGCTTAAGCGTATTAAGAAAATCGCGTCTTCTCTAAAGGTTGGCGACAAAACCACTTTTGGTGTTGTTCTCAAAATCACTAAAGACGGTATTCAATTCAAGAACCGTGACACCCCTAAGACCTTTATTAAGTTTAATTCACGTTCTGGACGTGATAAATTGACTCTGCAAAAGTTGATTAAAGTTGATGAAGAAGGTGGAATGGATTCTTCAGCAGGAGTCGCTGGACACGATACTCCTCTTGGAGCGCCAAAGACCAGAAAAGCTTTGGAAGAATCATTGGCAAGTCCTTTGAGTACTCTCAACACAACTGGAAACTCTGCATACGCAATCGCATCTAGAATGCTCCGCGGACAATAATCTAACAAACCTAAACGCACGATTAATTTCGTGCGTTTTTTGTGTATGTAGACTACATAAATAGCTGAAATGAGATCTAATGAAAATACCAACGCCACACAAAAAGCAAAACCTGCAATCGGTCCATTGCAAGGCGTGGCGGCTTTAATAATCATCGTTATAAGTATGTTTGTAGATTTCTGCAATATGCCATTGCCAAATAGTAAAGTCGAAGAAACTGTAGAAAAGAAACAAAAACTTTCGGATGAGATTCCTGAATGTTGTTATCTTGAATCATCCCTTGGAACGGCTCGGTCAATTACATCTACAATAACACACAAGGCTAGCGCAGGAAAACACGATGGGCATGATACGGTAACATACCACGGCGTTCTAGGACCACATGGAAAACTCATTGATGTTGAACTAAAGCTGATTGGAGGAACATTCTATGGCGTTACACGGAAAGGCTTCCTTGCTAGGAATCTACCAATTCTGCGTGTTGGACTGCATGACAAAGACATTGATATAATTCTAAGACTAAGTTTCTTTGAGCACAATACAAAGAAACCGTTTGAGTTAAAGGATGTCCATTTCCTAATGATGGATTTAGACAGGCTCAAGAAAAACAAAGGTATTGAGGAGTTCCAGTATTTGGACACGGATGGCGAGCTCGTTGGAATAGCTCCGCCAACAGGAACAAGCTCATTGATATATGACGAAACCACTTCAACATGGACAGGAACAAGTATTGATGTTATTGGAGACAACAACCCAATATCATCCATTGAAATCAACGGCAAGATTTCTAAGGAGGATGCCTTAAGCCGCACAGTGATATACAAGTTTAAGAATGTCACATATATTGTATTCAGACTTAGAGTGCTTAAACCAGAGATTACTAATACGCGTCACTTCATATTCGACATTAGGACTCCTATTATTCCAAAGCCAATAGACCAACATATAGATATCCAAGGTCCAGAACCTATTGAAGCTCCAACGAGTACAGACGACAACTAAAAAAGTTGAAAAAACACTAAAATACTTATTTACATTTCGTCCAGTTTGTGATAGAATACATCTACGATGACACCGAATAACACAAACACCGCAACACTCGCTAAAACGACCAATCCTAAACACGAGCGTCACCAGGCAATGCTCCAAGAGCACCGTGAAGCTAAAGAGGCTCGTCGTCTACGATCACGCACCTATAGTCCCGGTTGGCACAAAGCCAACGGGGAAATCTGTGCTGATAAATCTATTAACTGGGTGCCAAAAAGTGCTCAGGGTCGTTCACTCTAATTTTCTTATTAACCAACACATACACATTATATGACATACACGAAATACCAAAAACCCGTTATTGATACCGCTATCGCCTCATTCTCTGGAAAGATTACTGAGGATGGGCCATTTTATCAATATGAAGACAATCCAACAGGACCTCCAACACTTCTTGCTGGAGAGACTGAGGACAAATTGGAACCAGTTACAGACGAGACCGAGCTTATTGAATTTGAGCATAAGCTTGGATTGCTTGTATCATCTTGGGAGAATTCCGACGATTACAAGATTAGCCAATTCATTGACAAATTCAATAATACGCTCCATCTTGCTAGTCTCCTTAAAGAGACTGGTAGCCTTATTGGACAACACTTTGCTGATGGTTCTAATCAAGAAGAAGGCGAAGATGCTCCTGCTAAGCCAGAACCACCTGAATCAATTATGCTTCTCAACCATGTAATGGTTAGCGCTCTTACCAAAAACACTGATTCTTTGGTTGAGCTTGCAGCTGAAATCACTCCTGAGAACTTCACAAAAGTGGTTTCCTCAACATTGCATTCCGCAATCGAACAGGTTAACGAAGGCTCGGACGAGCAATCCGAAGAGGAGGCCTCGGCTGAAGATGAGGACGACAAGATCGTTCACATCAACACATCAGAAGAGTCTGCTGAAGATTCTGAGTAGTCCATAACAACGAGCTTGGGCGTCCTTGACGTGGCGTCCAAGCTTTTCTATTTAACGTCTAGCGCAATAACAATATTATGGCAAAAGCTAAAAAAACTAAAAAATCAACAGGAGTTAGATACAACAAAAACGGAGAAATTGTCGCTCTAGATCTAAAATTTACAGGTTCTGAACCATCTTGGGAAAACGTCGATAAAATGTCGGCTGATGAGTACCAACGCAACTTTGAACGTTGCTTAAACTTCTACTCATACTATGGAAACCCCGAAGAATACAAAAACTGGTTGCTCGAATATCTCGACAAGAATCCAGACTTTGTATCCAAAAGCGTTGTAGAACGCTTGACTGGAATTGTTGGTACTAACATTCCCGGTACACTCGGCAAGATATGCAGGTGCTTTCTGCGTGGTATGCCAACAGACCATCCAAAACAACCAGATAAAGCCGTTGACAAGGTTAAATGGCTAAAGAACGCTATCCTTGAACTATGCGGTTCACCCGAGGAGAAAGAGCAAGTGTCAAAGTACAAAGTGGCAACAGCAAAACAACGGTTGGAGAATAAAATCAACGAGCGTATTATGCAGCCTCTTATGGATTTCTATGAGGACGTCGCTAAAATTGACCCAGAGGTTAACCGTATTCCAACATTCGACGTTTCACGCCTAGTAGAGGCTGAACGGATTCCAAAGGGCTCAGTACAACCAATTATTGATTGGCTTCAGAAATGGCATGATGAATTGGATGACTCATACACGAGAGCAGACCAACAAATGGTTGAGGGTTACTCTTGGATGAAACGGTACCAGATTAAACGAGTCAAGGAGGACTTGGCTAAGAATATCGAGCGTCTATACGCATATACCAAGAAGCGTCCAGCAAAAGCACGGACACCTCGAGCACAAGACCCCGCTAAGTTGGTTAAGAATATCTCTCTTCGAGATGAGGTTGACGGACTAAAGGGAATTGACCCTGCTAAGTTAGTTGGCGCCGAGGTTGCATATCTGTACTATCCAGAGACAAGACGTCTCAGTGTGGCATATGCACAGGAAGGTTCAACATTGACGGTGAAAGGAAAGAGTATTAAGAATCTTGACCCTGAGCGGTCTGGTACATTTACACTGCGGAAGCCAGATGAGATTCTGCCGTTCGTCACAAACAAAACTAAGTTGATGATTGAACGAGAGATTAAGAAAAAGGTAAAAACGGCCAAGGGTAAGTTCTCTGGACGAGTAAACGACAAGCATCTTGTATTACGAACATTTTAAACATGACACAATCACTATTAAATAACGACATGGAGATTACAGATGAGCAAGACACTGTCGCTCTTCCGTCAATCACCGAATTTGTTTCCAAGGTCGAAGATATGGTCGACCAAGAAGACATTAAGTATTCAATCGCAGTATGCAAAATTGCGGAAGAGTATGAATTGGAACCCGAGGATATTGCAAAGTTGTTACCCGCTCCTCTACTAGCAAAAATAAAAGTAGAAGCAGAACAACATCGAAACATCACTAAAACATCGCAAACCGCTACATTGATATGATTACACACATTCCATTAGACAAGAAAGCCGCAGGATACGATGCGTATCGGATTGATATGGCGATGAGATTACACTTCTCTTCGTCTTCCTATAATGCATTCACATACAACTTCAGTGTGAAGAATGCAACCGTGGCCAACTTTGAGAAACTGGGACGAGGTGTAGGATTGAAATATGATAGGCTTGCACAAGTCTGTAAGTATCAGAATACAGTAGTCCATGCAATTCTAGAGAACATCCTGCGGGATAAAACACACATCTCTGGATATGAAATCGAAGGAGCCGCGGATAAGTGGATCTCGAGGATTCAACGCATGGATTACACATTGGAGTCTGATATAAATAATCTGCTCAAGGAAGCTGAGAAACGCAACATGACGGCTGGACCTCTTTCGGAGGTATTCGTACCGTCAGATCCAAACGAGTTTCCATTGATATATACTGTATGTGGCTCATCTTATGAGACCCTAGCTGGACTTGACTTGGTTCTGAAATTCACAACCGATCAGGAAAAGATTCTAGGACCACATGACAAACTTGGAGTAACAACGGCTATTGCTAGTAAAGTTCGAGCATATACGCCGTTTGTATCCAAGAAAGTGAATATTGGGAAAATCACCGAAATGCTTTTGGCAGGTCCTTTTTCCAAATAAACTCCTTTACATTATGACCATATTATGATAGAATAAAACAACGCAAACAACAGCACAAAACAAACACAACAGCAACAACAACACAACAACACAACAACGATATGTCATTTGATACATTAAAACAAAACCGTCAGGATGCGATTAACGCATTAGTTCAAGCAGCTTCACAAGTTGGAGGCAAGAAAAATTACGATAACGAAGAGAAGGATTACTGGCGTCCTACACTCGATAAGGCAGGCAATGGTTATGCCGTCATTCGTTTTCTACCAACAGCCGAGGGCGGAAGACTCCCTTGGGTTGAATACAAGAGCTATGGCTTTAAGGGTCCTACCGGTCGGTGGTACATTGAGAAGTCATTAGACACACTTGGACAACCAGACCCTGTGGTCGAGGCATGGTCTCGTCTGTGGCGCTCTGGACTCGAGTCTGATAAGGAAACCGCTAAACTCTTTAAGCGCCGTATCAGCTACGTCTCGAACATCTTGGTTATTTCTGACCCTGCTAATCCAGAGAACGAAGGTAAGGTGTTCCTCTATCGCTACGGCAAGAAAATCTTTGACAAGATTAACGACATGATTCAGCCTCAGTTCGGTGACGAAAAACCAGTCAATCCATTTGACTTCTGGGAGGGTGCTAATTTCCGTCTTAAGATTGCAAAGGTTTCTGGATATCCCAACTATGACAAGTCTTCGTTTGACAATCCGTCTCCTCTCTATAATGGAGATGAAGCACAATTACGTGCAGTATATGAGGCAATGCACAGTCTCGAGGATATTATTGCACCAGACAAATTTAAGTCATACGATGAACTTAAGAAGAAGCTCATTGACGTAGTAGGGCATGAACTTGCTCTTGGAACCGCTCCTAATACTGCTCCTGCTCAAGCAATGGCGTCAATGCAGTCTGCTGCTCCTGCGGCTCAACCAGCAGCGCAACCTGCCGCTCAGCCTATGGCACAAGCAGCTGAACCTGCTGACGATATCCCATTCACTCATGACGAACCTGTAGCAGAAGCTCCTGCTTCTGGAGGTGAAGAGTCTGGTGAGGATACTCTTAGCTACTTTGCTCAACTCGCAAAAGGTGGATAGTAGACCTGGTAGTTCATAACGCGAGTTAAACCCGGAAGGCTTAATGCTTTCCGGGTTTTTGTGTATCATGTGAGGACTAGATTGGTATTTCTGTAGGTGACGCATAAGTTCCGTCAAATAAACCGGTTCCTTTTCCGCCAAGCCCTTGGTTAACAACGTTTGTGGTGTCACCTCCTCGGTTGTTATTGATTTGAATTATTGAAGGAGAGGAGCCTTTGTCTAGTGTCGCTAGAGTCTGTTCTTTGGCCTGTGTTGTGGTAGGTGGCACTGTGACTTTAGTAGATGCAGTTTTTTTAGTAATTGGTATTTTGGCTCCTCCGAGCATAACATACGGATTTCCGTTAGCGTCATACTGTATGTCTTCGGGTTTAATACCCATCCTGTCAAGGACTTCTCCCTCTTTAATTTCAATTGGTACGGAACCCACGGAACCTACTACACCATCGTCTCCGCCGCCAAGCACTTCTGCTGCTTTTTTAACCGCCTTTGCTGCTTTTTTAGCCCATGGAGGTGTGTGGTCGCTTATCCAGTTTATAATACTGTCCTTCAAACCGGTAATCCAATCAACCATAGTTGAAAACACATTCTTGATTCCAGTCCAAACCCTATCACCAAAACTTTTAATGTTGTTTATGGTACCAGTGAACTGAGCTTTTAGCCAATCTCCTGCAGATGAAAACATTTTCTTAATTCCAGCCCAAATCTTATTACCGAAATTGCTAATGTTTTTCATGGTACCATTCCACTGAGCTTCTAGCCAATCAACTATAGATGAAAAACCATTCTTGATGCTACTCCAAATCTTATCACCAAACTTGCTTAGGTTTTTCATGGTGCCAGTAAACTGTTCGTTTAACCAATCACCAACAGATGAAAAGCCATTCTTGATGCTACTCCAAATCATACCTCCAAAATTGCTAAGGTTTTTCATGGTACCGTTCCACTGATCTTCTAGCCAATCACTAATCATTTCGCCAAAGTTGCCAATACTATCGCCAAAGTTGCTAAAGTTTTCTAAAGTACCGTTCCACTGGTCTTTGAACCAATCGCCAATCATACCGCCGAAATTACCAATGTTTTTTAAGGTACCAGCGAACTGATCTTTTAGCCATCCGCCAAGGCGTTTCAAAAGTCGAGAAGGCAGTGAGATTAAATCGAGCAACCCGCCGCCTAGCCATTTGATGCCGTCTACTATTTTCTTACCAAGCCATTTTGGAGCATCTATAGCAACAAACTTAATAACTTTCCAGAGAGACTCACCAACCCATTTAATACCATCCCATATTTTAGAGCCGATCCACCCAATGGCTTTGCCAACTCCTTTGATACCAGTCCAAAGAGCTTCGCCGATCCATTTGATACCTTTCCAGAGAGACTCACCAACCCATTTGATGCCGTCCCAAATAGATTTACCGAACCCTACGATTGCATTGATTGCATCAGAAAACATCATCTTAAGACCTTTCCAACCCTCTGAGAAGAAGTTCTTAATCTTTTGAACAGTATTAAACATCCATTCTCCAAATGCAGTGCCTATACCTTCTAGACTAGTTCCAAATAGTCCTAGAATTGGATCTAACAATGACGATATTGAGTCAAGGAAGAACTCTTTTAAGCCGTCGCCAATCATTGCTAATCCACCAGAAAAATCACCAGTAAGCATCGTACCGATTCCAGCAAAGAAGTCCCAGAATCCAACTGCTAGATTTTTGAAGAAGCCCCAGATTCCGTCAACTAGACTAAATTCCTTGAAACGGTCAGCAATTTCGTCGTCAACTCCCATCCAAGACATTATATAGCCTGTAATGTTCATTATACCGTCAATCAAACCAGCAATAGCACCAACAGGGTTAGTGAAGATTATCAAGGCCTTGCCAATAACATCAATAGTTGATTCTATTTTCTCGCCAATTGATTTAGTACTATCAAACCAGATTCCAATAAGATTGAAGGCTTCCATGATAACCGCAAATCCCTTAAACAGTTT